CACGCGGTCGCATTGCTCAAACAGCATGACTTTGCCCCACATAAACTTCTCCCCAAGCAAATAGCCGTGGTCAGAAGTCAGGACGATAATCGTGTTGTCCCATTGACCGCTCTCTTTAAGCGATTCGAGCACTACGCCAATCTGTGCGTCGATGAATGAAATGCACGCGTGGTAAGCCTGCATGTACTCACGACGGAGCGGCTCGTTCTCGACACCAAATTCAAAATCAAATCCTTCGTACCGTTTGGTCTGAGCGATCTTTGGCACTGTCTTCCAGAATTCCAGCGAAGCCGGAGTGAACTGCAATTCGGCTTTTGGATACATCTCAAAGTATTTGTCCGGTGCCAGGAACGGGCCGTGCGGTTTGTGAATACCGCAAGCCATCAAGAACGGCTTGTCGCCGTTGGGTTTCTCCGCAAGCCACTTGCTGATTTGCCTCGCGTTCTTGCCGTCTTTGTGCTGCTGGTCCGTCAAGCCAGTCGGGCCGTAGCCAGGCTTCTGGTTCTTCGTCTGTGTCGCAATCGTTGGATAAAACTCACGCCAGAGCTTTCGCGATTTCCCTTTCGTTACCGATCCGTGTTCCGCCTCAAATGCTTCACGAATCGGCGTCACCATTGGCATTTCGTCGTTCTCAAAACGCAGCATCTGATCCCAAGCGACTTCGCCTGGATCGATCTTTTCGTTGTGAAAGACTTTACCAATCGCCTGGTTCGCGGTCCTGATCAAAATCCTGTTCTTCAGCTGATTCACGGAGGTTGCCATGCAAGTCACGTTGCGTCCGATCACGGACATTCGCCCCTACGAAAAGAACCCCCGGCTCAACGACGACGCCGTCGACGCGGTGGCCGCCTCGATCCGTGAGTTCGGTTTCCGCCAGCCGATCGTGGTCGATAACGACAACGTGATCATCTGCGGTCACACCCGCTACAAGGCAGCGCTGAAGCTGGGCCTGGAGAAGGTGCCGGTCCACACCGCGAAAGACCTGACGCCCGAGCAGATCAAGGCCTACCGCATCGCCGACAACAAGACGGCCGAGTTGGCGGAATGGAATTACGATCTGCTGCCCATCGAACTCGGCGAGCTGCAGTCGTGCAATTACGACCTGGGCCTGCTGGGTTTCGATCCCGACGACCTGGCCAAGCTGCTGGACCCAGGCGTGCAGGAAGGGCTCACCGATCCGGACGACGTGCCGGAACCACCTGACGAGGCGACTACGCAGCCCGGTGACCTTTGGATTCTTGGCGATCACCGGTTGTTGTGCGGCGACAGCAGTAAGCCGGAGGACGTCGATCGATTACTCGACGGCGCCGAGATCCACCTCTGCAACACGGACCCGCCGTACAACGTGAAGGTGGAGCCGCGCAGTAACAACGCCATCGCGGCGGGCAATAGCAGCTTCTCCAACAAACACCACCAGAAGTTTGATCTCGAACGCCATCCGGAGAAGTCCAAGCCTACCGACAAGAAAATGCGGGCCAAGGACCGGCCCTTGGAGAACGACTTCGTTTCGGACGAAGAATTCGATCGTTTGCTGACGGCGTGGTTCGGCAACATCGCTCGCGTGCTCTTGCCCGGCCGATCGTTCTATATCTGGGGCGGCTACGCGAACCTTGGAAACTATCCTCCCTTCCTGAAATCCTCGGGTCTGTACTTCAGCCAAGGCGTTGTCTGGGACAAGCAGCACCCGGTTCTCACGCGAAAGGATTTCATGGGCGCGTTTGAGATCTGTTTCTACGGATGGCGGGAAGGGGCGGCTCACAAGTTCTTTGGACCTAACAACGCAACCGACCTGTGGCACGTCAAGAAGGTCAATCCACAATCGATGATTCACTTGACCGAGAAGCCAGTCGAGCTGGCCGTTCTCGCAATGCAGTATTCATCGCTGACCGGTGAAAACGTGCTCGACCTATTCGGCGGCAGCGGATCGACACTCATCGCGGCCGAGCAAACGGGGCGTAAAGCGTTCCTGATGGAACTCGACCCGCCGTACTGTGACGTCATTGTGCAGCGGTGGGAAAAGTTCACCGGCAAGAAGGCCGAGCGTGTGAAAGCGGCCGCGCAGGAGGCTTCAGCATGATCTACCTGGCCAGCCCGTATTCGCATCCGGATCTTGCGGTGCGCGAGATGCGTTTCCGCGACGCGTGCCGCGCGGCGGCGAAGCTCATGCGGCTTGGCCAGGCCGTGTTTTCGCCGATCGCTCACGGCCATTGCATCTGTGAACACGGACTGCCTACGGACTGGCGATTTTGGGAGCCGTTCGATCGTTTCCAGTTGGAGCGGTGCGACGAGGTGGTCGTGCTAACGATTGAGGGCTGGGACGTGAGCGTTGGCGTGCAAGCGGAACTCCGAATCGCCGTCGAGTTGGGCAAGCCCGTTCGATACCTCGGTCCCGACTGGTCGCCCACGTTGGCCCACGTCGCGAAGGAGGCGGAAGGTTGAACACGAACGCGACCAGCGAGAAAACGCCGCACGAGGGCGGCGCGTGTTGGGACACTTGGCCAGCGCTACGGCGTGTCGGTCTGGGGTTCCAAGATCGCGAACCGATCGGGTGGAGAGACCAGCATGAGTGTCCGGCCGTTATCCCAGGCGACGTCGATTTGATGCCAAGCGTCTTTGCCGCCGCCGTGGCGGGAGACAGAAACAACCGTTCCGACCTGTCCTACCTGGACCGGGTCGGGATCGTCGTGCATGGACACGAGTCGGATGCGGTCGCCCGCCTTTGGAATCGAGGTCATTGTTGTTTCTCTTTTGCGAGCATTTCGTGATGCCAGGTCCAAAGTTCAATCTCATCTTCAGTCGCCTCGCGGACGGTGCGGATTTCGATCGGCACGTCCTTGCCCAATCGCTCGCGCAGGTCGGCGTACAGATCGTGCAACGCGCCGCAGCCGATTTCGCGTGCCTGCGTTTCATCGTCGGCCTCGACCAGTACATAGCGGGCGAGCGTGGCGACAAGGTAGGTCTTCATGTTTCGTTCCTTTCGGTTTGTAGGCGGCTGGCACATCCAACCGCCCATCCACAGGAGCCACAAACGGGCGCAAACATCAATAGCCTCGTCGCGACGTTTGCGCCGTGTCGCGTCGGGCCGACGGTGTTGGCCAGCGAGGCTACCAACGAGAAAACGCCCCAACGTGGCGAACGTGGGGCGTTGGGTCGGAACCCGTCGCGTGGCCTAGCCATTCGCGGCGAACTGGCCCCGCTCGGTCTTCTTGAAACGGGCGTCCTTCCCCTTCGTCTTGATCTCCCGCAGAATCGCGCTGTACAGCGTGGCGTGCGGCGTCTTTCCGCCGGGGCTGGTCCAGAGCTTCTTCGTGGCCATCGCCTCGATCAGCTCCTTGCAGTTCATCGGCTCCTTCGCCGTGGCCAGCACCTTCGCGGCTGCGTCGATGGCGCTGAGCTTCTTGGCCTTGGCCTCGCCTTTCGACGCGGCGGGCTTGGTCTTCTTCGCCGCCGGCTTCGCGGGCTGAGCCTTCTTCGCCGGCGCGGCCTTGGTCGACTTGGCGCTGCGGGTTGCCTTCGGGGCAGCGGCCTTCTTTGCGGTGGTTTTCTTCGTCGTGGTTTTCTTCGTTGCCATGATCTGGCTCCTTGTGAGAAACGGTCGCGATGGTTGGGCTGCCATCATCAGGCGGCGGGAACCACCCGCCGCGACGCCCGTGCGGGCGTTTCGGCTTTAGTAGGCGACCGCCCAGGCCCGCTTCGATCCGTAGCAGCGTTGCTGGCCTTCGACAATGAAGACCACGTTGTCTTCGTCCAAGTCTTCATCTTCCCCGTCGTCGGGCTCGTTAATCTCTTCGCCCGAAGCGAGGCCGACGACCTCGTTTTCGAATGGCCAATTCTCCTGGGTCATCAATCGGACCTCCGCTTCGCCGCCGATGGCGTCGCGGTACTCTTCGAGGCGTTCAATCAATTCGTCGATGGTCATGGCTGGGTTCCCTTTCGTGATTGGTGGTTACTCTTCGGTGCCTTCGAGAAAGGCGACGACCGAGGACAAACGGTTGTTGACCTCGTTGACGCTGCCGACATCGGCCCAGTTGATCGGGTGCTCGTCGTTGCCAGGCGCGGGCAGGTCGAAGAGCAGCTCGCCGATTCGTTGGACCAGGTCTTGCGCCACGATGTGCGCGTTCTCGTAGGCCACCTCGGCGTTGAGCTTCGGCTTCTTGTTTTCGCCTGCGTTCATGCGTGTTCTCCTTGGCGTTGGTGGTTGGGATTCGCGTTACGACAGTCACACATGAGCCATGCGTTTCGAGGAACATCAAGCGCGGTCGCGGAACATTCCGCCGGAATTCAGCAGGTTTCTTTGGAAGTGAAACGGGGCAAGGCTGGCGTGGCGTCGCCCAGGTTGGCCACGTGTCGCGACGGGTTATGCCGGTGGTCGCACGAATGGCCAAACGCCCGCGCGGTACGCGACATGGCCACCCGTTGGCCCACGCGGCGAGTTGTGCCGGAAGGGGGCGGGCGATGAACGCCGAGAACGCACCCGTGGACCCAAATCGCCTCTCCGTCGAACAGGCTGCCAAGCTGCTATCGGCCGCCGCCAAGGTCCGCATTCCCGTCGAACAGATCGTTGCCGACCTGGAGGCCAGCGCGCCGCAGAATCCCGACGGCACGATCAACCTCATGCACTACGCCGCGTGGCTCGTGAAGGAGATGGGGCGTGGCAACTGACCCGCGGAAACTACGACCGAGCGAGTTGTGCCGGTTGTTGAACTCGACCCCGTTGGGAGAGGTCATCAACGAACGGCAGCTGCATCGTCACCGGACGCGGGCCGGCATGCGGATCGGCGATGCGCGATTCGTCGACTTGCTTCGCTACGTCGCATGGCTCGTGGAGATTCGGCACGCACCGCGCCCAGAGCCCGACGGCGATCCGTATGAAAAGCTGAAGGATCGAGCCAGGGCGCGAAACGTCGCGCTGGCCATTGCCGGCCGCGACATCGGTGAACTGCCCGAGGTCGTCAGCGCCGAACGCAAGGCGCGGGCGGCAGCCGACTTTCGATTCTTCTGCGAAACCTACTTTCCGTTGACCTTCCACCTGCCGTGGTCGCCCGACCACTTGAAAGTGATCGGCAAGATCGAGCAGGCCGTCTTGCGCGGTGGACTATTCGCGATGGCGATGCCTCGCGGGTCGGGCAAGACGACTATCTGTGAATGCGCGTGCATCTGGGCCGTGCTTTACGGCCACCGCGAGTTTGTCTGTCTTATCGGCAGCGACGAAGGGCATGCGATGGACATGCTCGACTCGATCAAGATGGAACTCGACGGGAACGATCTGTTGCTCGAAGACTTCCCCGAGGTCGTTTACCCCATCCAATGCCTCGACGGCATCGCCAATCGCTGCAATGGTCAACTTTTCAAAGGCGAGCGAACGCACATCGGTTGGACCGCCCGCGAGGTCGTGCTCCCTTCGATGCCCGGCAGCGCCGCGAGCGGGGCGATCATCAAGGTCGCGGGCATTACCGGCCGCATTCGCGGCATGAAGTACAAGCGGTCAGACGGCCACACGGTTCGTCCCTCACTGGTCGTGCTCGATGATCCGCAGACCGACGAGTCGGCCCGGTCGCTTTCCCAATGTGCAACCCGCGAGGGCATCCTCGCCGGTGCGATTCTCGGCCTGGCCGGTCCCGGCAAGAAGATCAGCGGCATCATGCCTTGCACGGTAATCCGCCCCAGCGATATGGCCGACAACATCTTGAGTCGCGACAAGCACCCGGAATGGAATGGCGAACGAACGAAAATGGTCTATTCGTTTCCGACCGACGAGAAGCTGTGGCAGCGCTACGCCGAACTTCGCGGCGAGAGCCTCCGCGCCCACGGCGACATCCGACTGGCGACCGAGTTTTACGCAGCCAATCGGGAAGCGATGGATGCCGGTGCTGAAGTGGCTTGGCAAGAGAGATTCAACCACGATGAAGAGTCGGCGATCCAGCATGCGATGAACCTCAAGTTGCAAGACGAGGCGGCGTTCTTCGCCGAGTACCAGAACGAGCCGCTACCCGAGGAGACTTCCGAAGCAGACGAACTTTCGCCCGACCAGATCGCCGGCAAGACCAATCGCATGCAGCGAGGCGTGCTGCCAATTGGCTGCAACCACCTGACGATGTTTGTGGACGTTCAAGGGAACTTGCTGTTCTATGTCGTCGCAGCGTGGGAAGACAATTTCACCGGCTACGTTGTCGACTACGGCGAGTTTCCCGACCAACAGCGGCCTTACTTCACGCTGCGAGATGCCCGGCTCACGCTGCCGCTTGCGACGAAGGCCAGTGGGTTGGAAGGATCCATCTACGCTGGACTCGAACAGTTGACGACATCGCATCTCGGTCGCGAATGGCGGCGCGACGATGGTGCCATGTTGCGAATCGAACGCTGCCTGGTCGACGCCAACTGGGGTGCGTCGACTGACGTGGTCTATCAATTCTGCCGCCAATCCGCACACGCCGGCGTCATCATTCCCAGCCACGGTCGGTTCGTTGGCGCGTCGAGTCAACCATTCTCGGAGTACAAGCGCCGACCGGGCGATCGGGTCGGACATAACTGGCGGATGCCCAACGTGGCCGGCAAGCGGGCTGTACGTCACGTCGTTTACGACACGAACTTCTGGAAGACATTCGTCCATGCACGGCTGGCGGTTCCGATGGGTGACAACAGTTGCCTGTCGCTGTTTGGCGAAAGCGCCGACCAGCATCGCCTCTTCGCCGAGCACTTGTCCGCCGAATATCGAGTGAAGACCGAAGGCCGCGGACGCACGGTTGACGAATGGAAGATGCGGCCCGAACGCGGCGACAACCACTGGTTTGATTGTCTCGTTGGCTGCGCCGTGGCCGCTTCGATTCAGGGGGCGGTGCTAGCTGGGACTGGCAGTTCGTTCGGTCCTGCCAAACGCGAGCGTGTCAGCTTCGCTGAACTGCAGCGGAGGCGTCGCGTATGAACCAGACCGGCTCACAACAAACCGATCGCGGTATCGAATGCCCTCGGTGCGGCTGCCGGCATTTCTACACCACGAACACTGAGCCGCTGCGCGACGGCAGAATACGCCGTCGCAAGGAGTGTCGGCATTGCGGCCGCAAGATCGTGACTTTCGAGTCACCCTCGAAGATTGAATCCGACCGAGATTGCTACAAATAGCACGACTTACCGAATTCTTCGCCCTCTGCGCGCAATCCGGTTGCTCGACGGCATAGGTAACCAAGGGACGGTCAGTCCGGCGCGAGCAAGTGAACTCTTCGCCGGGTGGCCTCTCGGCCGGACGGCTGTCCCTTGGAGTTCTTGCAATGTCCGACGATCTCAAAGACACGATCCGCGAAAACGCCGAAGGGCCTGCAAAGGCTGCTGGTGACGCTGGGTCCGTGGAGCAGCACAAGCTTCCCGACCAAATCGCGGCCGACAAGTACCTGGCCTCCAAGGACGCTGCCAAGTCGAAGCGTCGCGGGCTCGCGTTCAACAAACTCGTTCCGCCGGGAGCATCCTGAATGTTCCGTTGGTTGACCAGCCTATTGACGAAGCCGACAAGCCGTCCGTTAACGCGGGCCGCGCGAGTGTTACGTGCCCGCTATGACGCCGCCGTCACCAACGACGACAACCGACGCCATTGGGCTGGCGCCGACGGCCTTTCCGCCAACGCAGCCAACAGCGCCGAAGTTCGGCGCATTCTCCGCAATCGAGCACGCTACGAGGTCGCCAACAACAGTTACGCCCGTGGCATCGTGCTCACGCTGGCCAACGACGCGATCGGCACCGGACCTCGGCTGCAGGTGCTGACCGATGACGCCGACGCCAATCGCCGGATCGAACGAGAGTTTGCCGCGTGGTCGAGAGCCGTCAACCTGGCCGAGAAACTCCGCACGATGCGTATGTCTCGCGCCCAGGACGGTGAAGCGTTCGCCGTGTTGACGAGCAATCCCGTGCTCCCGACCGCGATCCAACTCGACCTTCGACTGATTGAAGCTGACCAGGTTTGCACGCCCGATTTGAATGCACTGATCACCAATGGCATTGACGGCATCGTGTTTGACGACGCCGGCAATCCGACCGAATACCACGTGCTCAAGTCGCATCCGGGCGAAGCGGTCCGACTGACGCGAGACTACAACCGCCTTCCCGCCGAAGCGGTGATTCACTTGTTCCGCCTCGACCGGCCCGGCCAGGCGCGCGGCATTCCCGACATCATGCCGGCGCTGCCGCTGTTCGCACAGCTGCGGAGATTCACGCTGGCCGTGCTGGCGGCGGCGGAAACGGCAGCCGACTTCGCCGGCATCCTGTACACCGACGCGCCCGCCAACGGCGAGGCGGACGCGGCCGAACCGTTCGAGCCAATCGAACTGGAGCAGCGAGCGCTGCTCACGATGCCGGGCGGCTGGAAGATGAGCCAGCTCGAAGCGGAGCAGACGGCGAGCACTCGGATAGTCTTTCTTCCAATGCTGGATTGGATACGTTTGACCCGCGTTTTCGCGGGTTGTTTTTTAGGGCAAGGAGGCGCGACTTGGATCAACAAGACACGCACGAAGACGACGACGTTGAATTGCCCGACGACGTTGCCGACGCTTGGGCCGCAGTTCTGATCGACGTCTACGAGAAAACGAAGGATGAAGCACGTTCGCCGGACGAAGATGCTACATCGAAAACGATTGGCTCAAAGTCGCAACACGATTGCCCATCCGATCCATCATCGGACTAGCACATCCGCGCCCCAATGTGCCCTGCCGTTGTTCAAGTTGAATGCTCCGATAACGATTGGAACAACTCGCATATCACGGTTCCGTCGCATCCCCACGTTTCCTTGCGGAGCTGTCTGAAACGGGGCCGTGAAAGTAACGTAGCGTCGCTCGTCATCTATTACCACATTCTCAATATCACAAAGAAACTCGTCGTCTACCAGTAGTGAGTACTCGGCCATTAATGGACTCCCGTTGTTGTTTACGTAGCTCGCATATTGCTGCAGCACCCAAATTGTACCGCAGGAGACCATTGGCTCGTCTACGTCAGTATCTGAGCGACATTGCGAGCAGCACTCATGAACGAGTCGTCGCCAACACGCATTTACAACGACGGAGCTTGCTTTCCGAATACGCCATTGGCGGTTGAAGCGGAGAAGGCGTATCGGCATTGGTTTGCTCGGACTGCTCAAAGCGTTCCGACTTGGCGATACCCGCAGCGATGTTTGTTCAACGATCTCATGCGGGCCAGGTCAACGATCCGGCAGCGGGCTGTGGTTGGCACTGACCATGGCGTTTGCCTGTTTCGGCCGCGACATGAGATCGATGCGTCGAAAGCTCGCGGTCGTGCTCAAGCGGTTTGGATTGCGATCGAAGGTTGGGAGTACTTTGCTGCGGCCGGCTTCGATGTCACCACGATTCGATCTGTGGCGATGCGGGGATGGAATGCTCGAGTGCAGCGGTGGGCTAAGGGTTTGCTACGACCAGACAAAATTGATTTGCCACCGCGGCCGCACGAAGACATCGACAGCGAGACTCAACATCAACTCGATGAGATCCGTTCCACGCTGCAGCTAACCGATAGCGACCTACCGCGCACAGCTGACATTCGGGCTCGCAGCCTGCGTCAACTGCTCGATCGCTTCCCGGTCCTGCAACCACCAGTGATTCACGGTCTGCTTCGCGTTGGCGAAACTATGAATGTCATTGCGCCACCCAAGGTCGGCAAGAGCTGGCTGGCCAGCGACATGGCCCTCGCCGTGGCGACCGGTAGGCCTTGGCTCGATCGCTTCCCGACCGAAGCGGGTGACGTGCTGATCATCGATAACGAACTTCATCCGACGACGTCGGCGCACCGGATCCCTAAAATTACTCACGCTCGGGGAATCACGGACGCCGACGTCGCGGACCATATTTTCGTCGCCAACCTGCGTGGCAATCTCAAAGACATCCGTTCGCTGGGAGCCTACTTCGATCACGTCTACGAAGACCGCTTCAAGCTCATCGTGCTCGATGCGTTCTATCGAGCTCTGCCGGCTGAGACGGATGAGAACGACAACGCCGCGATGGCGGGCGTCTACAACACGATCGATCGCTATGCCGAGATGCTCGGATCGGCTTTTGTGCTCATCCACCACACCAGCAAAGGCAACCAATCGTTCAAGAGCGTCACCGACGTTGGTGCGGGCGCTGGTAGCCAATCGCGGGCCACGGATTCCCACCTTGTGCTTCGGCCGCATCAGGAAGACAACGCGATCGTTCTCGATGCGGCCGTGCGTTCCTGGCCCCCAGTGGATCCATTCTGTCTGCGTTGGAACTTTCCCGTTTGGACACCGGACGAGACCCTCGACGCAACCAAGCTGCGGAACGAATCCCGCAGACGCAAAGCTAAGGAGAACGGAGATCAACCGACCGAACCAACCTGGGATGCACAGCGATTCACCGAAACGTTCTTGGGCGACGAACCGCTAGCCACCGGAGCGATCATGGTCAGGGCGAAGGCAGTGACGAAGCTCTCCGGACGGAAGCTCAAACAACTGCTGGAGCAGGCCGAGGCCGAGGGCTTGGCTCACCGCTGGCGGTTCGCGCCCAATCAACCTCACAAATTCTCGACTAAGCCGCAGCCCGAAAAGACCACCGAAAGCAAGCCCTGAATCGCATTCCGCGTGCGCGCACACACCCCCTAGTACCCCCTAGGTGCGTGCGAGGACGCACGACCTAGGGTTACGGGTTGTGCGTGTGCGAGCGCGGGCGGGCGAACGAGAACGCCAACGCACCAGCCAAACGCGACACGGGCGAACGTGTGGGCACGTTGGGGCAATCAATCGGGCAGGCAAACACGAGCGGGTCCTTCCGCAAAAGTGCTTCTATGTCAGGGCCCCCGAAGAAGCCCCCTTATTAGGCACAGTTTCTTTTGTTTGTCCGAATGAAATTGGACCGCAAAACGCTTGCCAAACCGCATCCACGCTCCGCTTCCATCTTCAAGGACGAAACCCATGGATCTTGATCAGATAATCGCCGACGGGAAAGAGCTATGCCGCGATGTGGCCCGCTTGGAGCTGACCGATTCACCGCTCTACATCATCGCCCAAACGCAGCTGCCTTTGCTACTGGGCGCCGAGACGGTTTGCTACGGCTACACATCGCCGAGCCTCGATATGCACCTGCACCATTGCTTGCGTGATTGGGAAGGACGCGGGCCAGTCATCGTGCTTGGCAATCGCAACATCGAACGCGACTTCCCCGAGAGAACGCCCAACAAAATGCTCGGCACCGTCCTTCACGAACTGGCCCACATCCTCGAACGCCCAACGCTCTTCAAGCCGCGTCCGTACAACCAACGTTACATCCGCTCCGAAGCGATTCGTATCGCCGAAGCCGTCTCGCAAGACGAACAAGGCGATGGCAGCACGCCACCGTGGACCACGCACGAAGCTCGGTTCATGCGGATTGCGTATCACCTGCAATACCGAGCCCAGCGTCTTGGCTGGGACATCGAACCGAACGAGGTCTACAGTCCCGAGCGGTTCGGCATGTCCAGAGCAACGCAATACGCACTGGCACTCGAAAAGGAAGCCAAGACATTGCTCGCCGCTTCGTTTCGGCAGATCTGCGGTCTGCCAGCACCGCCAGCGTTCAAAGCCATCTACGAGCGGGACCAACACCGCTGGTATCAATCCCGTCCCGAAAGGAGTCGCTATGAGTCTGACATCATTACTTGATTCGATCACCAACCGGCAAGAATCTCGCAAGCGATCGAAGTGGTCCGACTACAAGAGTCTGGTCGCCGCGATCTGCGATGGCAAAGAACCCAGTGCCGACGTCGTTGCCCAGACCCTGGCCGACAACGAAACGACGCTCGACGAACTTCGCCACGACGTCTTGCTGCTTGAAAGGCGCCGCAAGCTGCGAGCCGAAATGGACGCCGCGCCACCGCTCGAACCCGAAGACCGCAAACTGGCCAAGCAGATCGAACGCGCCGAAACTGAACTCAAGAAGTTGGTCGACGAACGCGAAGCCGCAATGGCGCCCTTGTATCAACGTCGGCATGAGATCAAACAGATCTGCAAGCGAGCCACCGAGGCCCAACGAGAACTTCGTGCAACCTGCGAAGACAAAGAACTGCTCGAAGAGTACGAAGCAACTCGGGAGCATTACCACGAAGCCCAAACCGACTGCAATCACCTCGAAAAGGAAATCGCACAGCATCAGCGTTGGGCCGTCATCGATCGCGAGAAAGCCGAGATGGCTGGAGTGAAAGCAGAGGTCGCTCGCTACAACCGCCAAGCCGACGACTACGAAGCCAAGATCGCTCGCTTCCAAGAACAACTCGAACCGCTCTCCGAACACGCTGCCGACTTGCATGCCATGCTCGCCGACATCGAATCGCGGTTCTTGGTGCCGTGAGTTCGCTGGAAAAGCTTCTCTGGTTCCTTGCTTCAGAATATGCGACAATAGAAGACCAAAGGTGTCCGTTGCCGACCGCAGAATGGACTCTGCAAGGTCAGGAGTAATTCAATGAGTCAAAATTCAAGTATCGAATGGACGGATGCGACATGGAATCCCGTTCGGGGATGCACCCAGATTAGCCCTGGGTGTGCGCGGTGCTACGCCAAGACGTTTGCGGAGAGGTTTCGCGGTGTCCCTGATCATCCATATGAACAAGGCTTCGATCTCAGGTTAGTTCCGGAGAAGCTGGCAGAGCCGTTGCGATGGAAGCAGTCAAAGCAGATCTTTGTCAACTCAATGAGTGATTTGTTTCATGAAGACATACCTGACGACTACATCGTGAAGGTTGCGAAAACGATGTCGCTCGCGAATTGGCATACCTATCAGGTGCTGACAAAGCGATCTGACCGTCTTTGCGAGATGCTCGAAACCGACCTGAGGTTTGCTGCTGAAGCACGGCACATATGGTGGGGTGTCAGCGTCGAGAATCGGCGGCACGGAATCCCAAGATCTGAACGCTTGCGTGAAGTGGACGCCCGCATGAAGTTTTTGTCAGTTGAACCACTACTCGAAGACCTTGGCGAATTCAGTCTAGAGGGAATCGATTGGGTGATTGTCGGCGGTGAAAGCGGAGCGGGCGCGAGGCCAATCAAGAAAGAATGGGTTCGTGGGATTCGACGCATTTGCCGAAAGCACAAGGTTCCGTTCTTCTTTAAGCAGTGGGGTGGGGTACGAAAGAAGGAGGCAGGGCGAGTACTGGACGGGCGAACGTATGATGAGATGCCAGCGATCAAAGTTTCGCTAAAGCCCTCCGAAGATATTCGGCAGGCATTGATCACCGAGGTCGAAGGCGAGAGCACTGAGGTCTACCAACTGGCATGAGTGACATTGAGGGGCTTTACGACGGTCGAGAACAAACCTTAGCCAAGCACGAAGTACTGCGACGGTACCTCCAGCGATTTGCTTTCATCATTGGTTCCCGATGGAACTCGATAACTTACGTGGACTGTTACTCTGGGCCTTGGGACGAACGCTCACGAGACTTCGCGGATACTTCCTTCGGAATCGCGATCGAACAATTGCGCGCAGCAAGGTTGGAGCTCCAAAGAGACATTAGGTTGCGGTGTTTCTTTATCGAGCGCGATGCAGAAGCGTTCAATAAGCTGAGCGGTTTTGTGTCTGGCCTGAACGATGTAGAGGTCGAAACGCGAAACGCCGAATTCGAGGATTGCGTAGAGGACATTCTTTCATTTGTTAGGGAAGACCCTGGCACCTTTCCTTTTTTCCTCATCGATCCCAAGGGATGGAGTATCCCACTGGAAGTGATTCAGCCACTTCTCGTGCATCAACCTGGTGAAGTGCTAATAACCTTCATGCTTGAGTTCATTCGACGATTCGTCGATCACCCCGATCAGAGCATTCGAACGACATTTACATCATTGTATGGCGAAGACGCGATCGCAACCAAGTTTCGCGATCTCAAGGGTGCGGACCGCGATGATGCTCTGCTTCGTGAGTACTTGCGGCGCGTAAAGAAAGCTGGTGGATTCGAATTCGCGAGTTCCTCACTCGTCCTACATCCATATAAGTCGCGAACGCATTTCAACCTTGTTTATCTCACCCGGCACTACAAGGGGCTTGAAGTGTTCAAGGCAGCAGAGAAAGCTGCCATGCAAAAGATGGAATCCGCCCGTGCTGCGGCTGCCCAGCGACATCGCCAATCCGGTGGTCAGGCCGAGCTCTTTGATGCGGTCGAGATGCATGATAACTCTTACTTTGATGGTCTGAGGCGGCGTGCTTTGGAGTTCAATGAGTCGAGGCTAATGAAGAGTTTGGAGGCATCGAGAGATCTATCGTATGACGACCTCTGGGCCATCGGCCTTGAAAGCCCGCTAATTTGGCCTACTGACATCTCTGCTCAGATACTCGAGTGGAAAAAATCAGCGAATGTCGACTTGCATGGCTTGAAGAAGTCAGATCGGGTCCCAAAACCGAGGTCAGGACATAGCGTTTCGTTGGTCAGCTAAGCACGGATCGCAGCCAGTCCCAGTCATCTTCGACGATACATCCGAGGCGAGCTCTTATGGACCCAAAGTTCACCGAGATTGCGCTTGTGTTTTTCGTTCGGGTGTGTTGCTACTTTCGCATTTTTAATTGGGGTGATCGTTCTTTCGTTCAGTTCGACGACGGAATCCAGAGAGCTTCCCTGATGAATATGTAGGCCGACGACTACGAAGCCAAAATCACGCTCGCTTCCAAGAACAACTCGAACTGCTCTCCGAGGACGCTGCCGACCTACAAGTCACGATTGCGGATATCGAATCGCGGTTGTAGGTGCCGTAGTCACCGAGAATCACCAAGTGAGATCACCTCTCTGAGTACCTTCCGGCTCCGGACATAATCCAGCCGTAAGTGGATGCTTTGATTCCTCATCAAACTTCATAGAGCGAGTCGGATCATCCTTAATTTCGATGTTGCCGGTATTATGGATAACAAGCCTGCCACCTGTGGGGAATTCTGAGAAGGTACCGATAAATACAGGGTAGTCATCATCGAAAGCCAAACGCCTAATCTTCACAGTTTCGGCATCAATCGTACCGGTTTCAATTTGGCCGTTCTCTGTAAAGGCCACTCCACGATCTGCGAGTACCTCGCGACCATATTGGTCCTTCACAAGTCGAAAAGGAAGAGACTGCTGAAACTCCTGGCAATCCCAATACCAGCGATTTCTTGCCCTGCTTGTGCTGAAGATTGTTGCACCGCCTTCGCAGACTGCGGACTTCGGATCTTCGACATTGTATACACGGTTACCCATAGACCAAAAAGTCTCACGCTTGGATAGGTACTGATCAAGCGAGTCTTGAAACTGCCTGAGCAAACTACCCCTACCCGCCAGGCTTATTGCTGTGGCGTAGGCACCGGAGAGCTCTGTCTCTTTGAATGAACTGCTAAATAACCTATCGCAGTATCTCAATGTCAATCGCGTCGCTGGTGAAAACAAGGAGTTTAGCTGCGAGATAGTAACGGTCGAGTCTAACGCATTTCCCATTCCATCGAGGTCAGCAGCTTTTGCAATCCCTTCCCATAATTCGACGAAGGGAGACTCATTCAGATCGATGCTTTCAAGATACTCCTTGCTTGGCTCCTGCCTTTCGTTCAACGTTAGCTTGATCAGTTCCGCCAACCTGTTGATACTCCTTCTAACCTCAATCAGAGGCAAGCAAGAACTCAACGCTTCAAGAAGAGTTCCCGATTGGTCGTTTTCTTGGAAATCGTCGGAATAACCAGTAAGAAATGGATCAAATGAGTCGCTAGGCATTGAGCCATCCGATAGTTGATCACATAAATCTTGAATCTCCTTAGACTGATTGCTCAAGGCATCTGTGGCTTTTGCCAGACGACAGACGAGCATGATCGCAATTAGGCGGCTGTAGGCATCTCCACCAGATGGAAAGCCACAAATTCCGTGTAGCCGAACATCGAGCGACTCGGTTCCCTCTGTATTCGCTTGAACTGATACCATCGCGATATCGGTCGTCGAAGCACCAATATCAACTGACAAGACATACATAGGTTCACGCAGAGAGGGCAGAAGGACGAGGTTTGCAAACGATGCTCGATTGCCGCTTACAGTCTTGAGGTGTTTTGAAAGAGACCCAACTCCGGCAGCTGAGGCTTCGTCCTGCAGGTGAATCGTTATGTTCTCGGTTTCGACTCCTCCAAGTTGTTTCACAATCTCAATCGCATTACTAACCGTTGTGCGATACTTCTCACGCCGTTCTCCCCCCCAGGTCGCTGGCACAGTTGCGATGACACGTCGAGGAAAGGTATGCCCATGGTTGTCTGAAGCCCGGATCAGAAGCTTTGCAATGTAAACCGAATCAATTTGTGCCCAAGTCATGCCTGGGAGAATCGGCGGTCCACCGTCAGTGTGGAGCCGACGCTTCAAATCGTTGAACAAAGCTCGGTCACTCTCCTCATCAGCCTGCCCGTCCGGGGGAATCTCACATGCTGCAAGGAGGCGAGAGACGCGTTCGAGTTCAACATTCTCTTGCCCTTCTGGCTTGTCGCTACTCTTAACCTGCTGAATCTCGATCACGAGTGGAATTGCAACTTCATTAGCACCCGCCTGACCGTTCACCAGATCACTGAACTTAATAGTGTTTGTGCGCACAGGTGGATTGCCAACTCCGTCGAAGTAGCAGTCGGTCCTATATGCAGTTTCTTTCTGCTCCTCAGGATCTGCTGATGATTTGCGAGTTGGTGGAGCAAGGTAAGTAAGCGCAGTCGGGCACTTGCATGGCTGCGTATAAGTACGGGTGTCCTCGTTGTACAGTCCGACTAAAGACAGAGTCGCTCCCTGATCCAACACCCAGGGCGTCTCTGTCATTTTGAGAGTTGTGTAGATCGTTGTGATCACAACATCCTGTTCCGCCCAAACTGCGTTTCCATTGTAGAGCCTCAGTTTCCCAACGAAGTCACACAGATCAGCGTCGGAAGCATTAGTGTCCGGCGTTAACTCCACCCGCAGATTCAGGTCTTTTCCCTCGCGAGGAAAGTCCTGAGTATCAAACAGCAACTCCGTTTGAGCCCGGTAGGTCCTGTCTTCAAGAGAAACTCTTACCTTGGAAGCATTTAGGTCTCGTGTAAACTTGGGCATGTTATTTCACCAATGCTTCAATGTACTGATCAACTTTGGACGGCAAACTGTCTCTGATTTCGATAAGTAAGTCTTTTGCCCGTCGTTGGTTCTCTTGCTGCTCAACAAATTCTTCCTTGTCGAAAGCTGATGTCAGGATCTCAAATCGCGAATCACTGTCGGGCCGAAAACGGACTTCGAGATCTCGAGCCCAACGACGAAGCTCAGATTGGCACTCATGCCGCGCTGCTTCGGCCCAGCGCCAGAAAGTGAGCTCAGACCGCCACTCGGACATAACTTCTACCGTGGGCATCACTCGCTGAGTGTCTTCAAGAGTCGTGTCTAATGCGAGTCTTGATAGCTCGGAACCCCAAAGCGAACTAGCTTGTTCTTCGCAACTCTTCCGCACTGAGGAGCACAATGACTCTCGCCATGCCCCAAGGCCGAATACGTCACCTTCAACAGAGTCCAGCCGTTCAGCCCAGACATTGAAAGTTTCGCCCTTGTCCAGACACACCTTCTTCAACGCTTCGCGGTGCGAATCTGCTAATCGCTGCGACACTTCGGCAGCAAATCGTGCTACGAGGCTCGAAGTTCCCTCAAGGAGATAGCGTCTCCCTTCTTCTAAAACCGCTTTGGCAATCTTCTCCGCAGGCATTCGGCCGTCGCAATCATCCTCTAGCAATTCCAGTCGGTCTCTCAACACCTCTCGGAGCCCATGCTCTTTAACAGTGTCGCCAAATATTTCCTCAGCGACGGAATAACAAAGTTGCTCACAGAATGGCCTAGGCTTCACACTATCATCACCATAGCGAAGCCTGACACCACCAACACGCCCAAGTTCGGCCCAGAAATCGGCAGATGCGAGTTCGTCTTCGGCAAAAACTTCCCAACGCCCTTTTACATACAAACTTTGAAGCGCTTCCTCGAGCGTGGTCGACAGCATATTCCGATGTCGTTGGATTCTTCCTTGAAATTTAGTCATAGAATCCTTTGACATCGCAACCATATTCGAACGCAACAGCGACTCTCCGCCATCTTCTCCTAGACACACGAGCGCCGCCATCAGTCTGCGGATAGCGCGTTCGTCCAGGCCGAGTCCCACGTCTAGATCCTGTATCCCAAAATCAGGAGTGGGTGAGACGCCTTCTCGAGAATCAATTGTCTGCAAAATCTCTTGAGCCGGGAGTGGTAGATCCTTGCGACTTTCTTGAGGCAGCCAACTACGAAACTCGCGCAGCAATTCTATGCGTCGCTGAATCCTCTGTTGTGTATCGTTCAAAGATCCGTGAGGCTCAAAGAATAGGACCAAACGTCCGGCATCAGCCGGATCCTCTGATGTCAACAACCGACGAGTGAAGGCCGATTCGGCATGTGGGCCTTCCACGAACAAACACGTGCATGCGTCACGAAGAATTCGTGTAGCAAAATCCTTGTTCGTTGGAAAGTCGTCCCAAGTTCGCTCCCAGCCAGACTCATCACTAGGATCAGTCAAATCAAAATGCGTTGATACAAAACTGTAATCCTCGACGCCTTCAGATTCGAACAACGCGGCAAGTTCCTTCCATTCGTTCTGCCTTTCATCTTCTCCGCGATCGCGTGCATTCAGGAAGTAGATTGCCCCGATTGAACTCTTCGCAAGCATTTCCTGCTTGAGATCATCGTGGAGGTTAGATTCGGTACCAGGAGAATCTGCCCAACATCCGTTAAATTCATCGCCAAGAGCAGACTTTAATCCCGCATCCTTCGCCCCTACGTACCCTAGACACGGCAGCAACAGGCCTGCGTCATATTTCGGATCTTGCGAATAAAAGGCTGACGAAACGTAACTGTCAACATCAGCTTTCGACCTCTTGTCAACTTTACCCATCATTGGATGGTTCTCGTCGTGTTGTTCCCAGTATGCGTATTGATCAGCCTCCTCCTTGCCGACACGACTCTCGGTTAGTCGAAGTTGGCCTGGGTTTGCATATCGGTGGATCGATTCGCACATTACTGCGGCTGTTGTGATTGCCTTACTGGATTCGACACCTAGCGCGCGATCGCCGAGCAGTGAAGTCCATCGCTCCGACAATAGGCGTGCTCGCTCCTGTATTCCCGACTCCCAGTCCTGAGATGCGGTAGGTGCTTTCTCGCTTACCACAATCAGCTTTCGCTCAAGCATCCGCAGAAACACAGACAACTCTACTCGGCCTAATTTGGCCAGAGTCCAACCCTCCGGTCCTGAGGCACGAAGCAACGTGAAAAGCCTTGTAGTTGCGTTCTTTCCCGATGTGAGTTCAGAACCCAGCAATTTTACTAGTGCAGAGGTCTTGCCAGACGTCATCTTTCCAAACGTTGCATACGTCGGGAGTTTTGTGATTCCAGTAGCAAAAAGAAGCGATCCAAGCGTGGTCAGAATGCTTTCTACCCGGCACTGGCCAATCTCAAAGGCTTCGTCTTCGCTGTGCAAGAAGCCCGCGCATTCAGGCCCGAGTTCTTCGACCCCATCGATAAGTTCCGAAAGCCGGAGCGGAAGTTCGTCTCTAAGCACTGTTATGGTGCCTCCGTTGAAAGATCCTGAACTTCCATGTTGACTCCATGGTCTGGCTTTCGATTACGAAAAATAAACCAAAAGAGATTCTGAATATCTGTGAGTTGCGGCTGGTTTGGCTTGACGTAACCCGCAACATCCGGGTTCTCGAAAGTAGTCAGATCTGCTACGTAAGTTTTCAAACTTTCCAAAAACTCTTCTCTGTCACCGTCAATGGCCCAAACAGGAAGATTGCGAAAAGTAACCTTAGCTTTCTCGCTCACTGCTGAGTCATTGGTGACCATCGTGAAACTTATACTTGAAACCACCGCCTGAACCTCACTATCCCTGTAGTAGAGTCGAAATTCAGTGCCTGTTTTGCCTTCTTCGTCATAGGGAAAGTTGTAGAGAGTTGCGACATTTGGATTCGAGAAGTTGCTCACATCAGAAGTCGGCGGGACCACTGTTTCTACATTTGCGTCGTCCCATGTGACACTGGCGGATTGATCTCCAACCGCCATTTCAATGCTTCGCCAAAAGCTCGATGGTCCACTCTCGAGTTTCGCGCTGCCCACGGTGAACGACTTGTAACTAATTCCACCAGATGGATCTATGACCCCTAAATCGCCGATAGGCAAGATTGCGAGAGTTCCCGACAACGGTTGATAAAGAGCGAGATCTTTACGTTTGGCTTCCTCGACCTTCAGAAACGTTTGTGGCACCTTGCCCGATGCCGTCTCGCCACCGGCTGCCAAGCTCAATATCTCCCGTATCGGCTTTTTGCAGTCCAGAACCGCGTATAACTGAATCACGCGATCGTCGCTCAGTTTCAATTCAGCTGGTTTGTCGGCATTCAGGATCTTGGCGGAAGGTGACTCGCGCGCGAGCACCTCCCGAACATGCTCAAGGGTCTTAAGGACTTTTTGAGGATCTTGATCGGCGTTCTCGCGTTGCGACGTCATTCTGGCATTGTCAGGCTCCTCAAGGATTGCTTGTAACACAACGGGTTCGCCTTTTGACTTCTCTTGTTCACGCCAAGTAGCGATTGCTGCGTTGTATTGTGCTGCTGTCGTTTTGGTCCACATAATTGAAAAGAACTGGACGTTGCTCACGTTAGACTGGTTGGAGCTTCCAGCACCTGTTGCTGGCGAAGCAGATGCACCAGATGACGAATCCGAGCTTCCAGGTGAATGGTCGGGCGAGCTAGAGGATTCCGAATCATCGCTAGCGCTGCCTTCTTCGGCTCCGATCGTCTGGAAAAACAATCTTTCTCTAAAATCGAAATCTCCGGACCTCACGACTAGCTCGCCTTGTTCGACACCAACCGGTACCGAAAAATCCTTGCTGCCTGCTGAAAATTCTAGAGTCGTTGGGGCTCCGTCTCCGACGGTGACCTCAAATTGCGTACCCTCCTCGATTGATGGCGGGCGGGTCACGGTCAGATTCAATTGGCCGTCCTTATCGAGCAACGTTTTATTGCCGATTACAACATCGAGCGATTTGCCCGATCTGTAGGGCGATAAATCAATATACGTATCCAGCAGGCCAGACGGAGCTAACGCGACCCCGAATACCGCCAGCAAAAAGAGGCATGTCAATGCCTTCAGCCAAAAGGGAATTCTAGGCGGATCTTGTTCGACCCAGTCGATGTTCATTTCGGTCATACTCAAGCGATTTCTCCTTGCAACAATGAGTCCAGGAATACCTGGGCCGCACCTAGACCCGATTCGCTATTGCGACGAAACTTCTCGAATGCCAAGCGTGTCTTGGGATAGACTTGATTCCCACGATCTCCGAACAATCGGTCACGCCAAGTCGGACGCCCCATCCAGTGATCCTGGAGTGCTTCTGCGTAGTCACGATTGAAAATAAGTCGAAAGCAAACGTCTCGGACGGACTTCGCAAAAACAGACTCGCTGAAGGGACCGCCTCCAACTTGCAAGAGAAATACTCCCGTTCGGTCGTGAGATCCAAAGGAGTAGATTGAGTCTAATGAAAGTGTCGCCGCCGGTAACGAAGCCTTATCTTCCGAAAGCTTCGAGACAAGGCTCTGCATTGCTTGCAACACTGCCAAGCTAATCTGCTCGCCTGGCCCAAGTCTAGGGACAGCCTGAATATTCTGACGGTCTTCAACCTCGAACCATGGAACACCTGATTCCAAAATAGGATTGGTCTCTGGAGTCAGCAGAACATCCCGAAATCTCGCTTGAAGGTCTGTACGTTGGCTACAGTCGGTCAACCAGCTAGCGGAAGGTGTATCTGGACTACCGGGGGAAACAAGCAGCTTAGTGACACCGCCTTCGGTACCACGGCGAAGATTTGTTCCGTAGGGTGTCCGAACCGAAGTATCTGAAGTCATCTATTAACTTCCCTGAAATATGACTGAACTAATGAAAAATTCATTTTCAATAGGCTGAAAAACTAACGTTTCTTGGGGAGGTAAGCTGTTTGTGGGGCTGACAGTTGAATAGCTTTTGCCAGCTTGCGAACCTCACACATAAATGGAAGCATTGTAGCCTAGCGAGGCACCCCTGCAACACACCCACAACCTCGCTGTTTTTGGGCGACATCGCAGTTCGGCCTGGCCGAAATCAAAGATTTCGACCTGGGAAATGAAGCGAATGATGGATAGCCAGGTTCTCAATTAGCGATCGCTCCTAAGCTGTGAAACTTCCAGTTAAGGCGGCCTAAGGTACGTGCAGCGCCCCAAAAAGTTCCCGGAATAACTCGAACACAGCGCTGGATGTGTTTCCGAACCAGAGGTAACTGTGTGGTCCCGTTGGTCACGGTGGCCAACGCGGAACAACGCGAACCCCAAACAAACGGGAACACGAACATGGCCACACGAAAGACCAGCACGACCACCAAGAAGACGCCCGCCCGCAAGACCAACGCCAAGAAGGCGAGCGCATCAAAGACGCCCGCCAAGAAAACAGCGGTGAAGAAAGCCGACAAAAAGATGTCGCAGATCGACGCGGCATTGGCGGTTTTGAAAAAGGCCCGCAAACCCATGTCTTGCAAAGAGATGGTCGAAGCGATGGCCAAACAAAAGCTTTGGACTTCTCCAGGCGGCAAGACACCGGACGCGACGCTCTACGCCGCGATCCTCCGCGACCTGCGAAACGGCAAAGACGCCCGATTCAAGAAGACCGCACCAGGTCGCTTCACCAACGCGTAGGCAACGAACGCCAACGACGCCCCACCGTCGCCGCGAGGTTTCCCGTCTCGCGGTTTCTTGCTTACGCCACCTATCAACGGAACCCAAACCATGAAGACGTACTACGTCGCCACTCTGGCCCGCTACGTGTTGGTCGACGCCCGCGAAGAAACCGAAGCCCGAACGCTTGGCCAACCCGCGTTGCACGATCTCTACGCCGACCTCCACGAACGCTTCGGTCGCGACATCCCCATCGAGATCAAAACCGTTCGACCAGCTACCGAAGCCGAAATCGACCTCTGGCAATTTCACGAACGCATGCTTCGCGAGGGGGCCGACCAATGACCAAAACCAAACGAGCCCATGCGGCCGTCGGCTACATCCGCATGTCGACGGATCGACAAGAACATAGCCCCGAACGGCAGAGACGAGAGATCGAACAACTCGCCGACCGCGAAGGCTACCGAATCAGCAAGTGGTACGAGGACCATGGATTGACCGGGACGGAGTCAGCCAACCGTCCCGAATTCCAATCGCTACTGAACGATGCCCAACGCGGTCGCTTTGATGCGATCCTATTGCACGAACAAAGCCGTTTCTCTCGCGAAGACATTTTCGACGTCATGCTCCATTGGCGACTGCTCCGTGAAGCAGGCGTCGATATCGTTACGTGCCAACGCGGTCGACTCCGTTTCGATGATCTGGGCGGAATCATTACGGCGATCATAGACCAGCACGGCGCACGCGAAGAATCGGCCAAACTCGCCTCACGGGTGGTGAGTGGCCAGCGGTTGCGTGCGAGCCAAGGGAAACGGATTGGTGGGACCGTCTATGGCTATGATCGTGAACTCTACGACGACCAAGGCAAAATGGTCCGCCGAGTCAGCTTCCGAGAAAAGTTCCGTAAACCTGCGACATGGACATCGGTGCTTGTGCCGAGCGATGAAACGGAAGCCGTAGATGGCGTCCAGTGGATGTTTCATTCCGTACAAAACGGTCATTCCGTTGGCCATGTGGTTCGCGGACTCAATGAGCGCGGACTGACGACCGCAGCTGGCAAGGCATTCTCTTACAACAGCGTTCTTGGGATGCTGCGGAATCCAGCATATGCCGGCACGCTTGTCGTAGGCAAAGGATCGAAAGGTAAGTTCTGTCGGCTCGACGACAAAGGTTTGATCATCGTCGAAGACGCCCATGAGGCAATCGTGTCTCCGGATGTCTTCGACGCTGTTCAAGCCGCATTGGTCAATCGCAAAAGGACTCATCAACGAGGCGATGCCGGGAAATACCTGCTTAGCGGCTTGGTAGTCTGTGCCCATTGCGGCAACCGAATGCATGGCGTTCACCGAAAGCAACGCGGGGATCGAACGCCTCAGATCTTCTATCAATGTCATAACGCTCCTCTCCAGCCGGGCTACGATCCCGACTGTCCGCATCCGGCGGTTCGTCAAGACAGGCTTGAATCATTCGTCATTGAATCGTTACGAACACACCTGATGCAGACCAACGCCGCAGACCGCATACGCGACGCGATCTCTCGTGCGAAGAATCGAAAGACCAAGCAAGCATCGAAAGACGAACGTAAGCTCGCGGCGGTGCGACAGAAAATCGAACGCGGCACAGAGAACCTTGCACTGGCGGACCGTGAGAATTTTGAAGCGATTTCAAATCTGCTTTCGCGCTGGCGCGACGAAGAAGCCACATTGATTGATCGCGTCCAACAACGGACCAGTGAACTCGAACCGCTACCGGAAGCGATTGACGTCATCGAACGGTTTGGCGAGTTGTTCTTGAAGCTAAAGAAGGCCGATCGATTGAAGCTCGCCGATGCGGTGCGTCGAACGGTAGATTCAATTTCGATCGGCATGCGAACGGCGAAGACCGGAGAGATCGAGCATCCAGAGCTATTCGGTGAACTCGCAATACACCAATCGCTTGCCAAGAAACCGATGCCGATCCCAGACGAATCAATCGGTCGGCGAAAGATCTGGCGAGAGATCAGCGAGCTAGTCCGCGACTCCAAAAGCCCATTGCATCTGGCCGACTTCTGCGAATACATCGGGACCGACGATCCCAGCCACGCCGCGTACCATGTGCGCCGAGCAGAACGAGCAGGATTGATCAAGAAGGTCGGGCATCAGGGTGGCTGGGTGTTGAGCCGGTGAGATCACATAGAATCACGCGTCCAGTGGGCCAATGTGGTTTCCATGTTCGTCGAAGAGATGCTCCATCCAACTGGTGACAAGATCTGGTTCACGGAACTCAATCTCTGGAGCGTGTACCCCATACCTCTGTTCCATCAAACTCCGGAGCACTTCGGAATAATCACGTTGATTCCATTCTTTGACGTATCCGCGAGAAAAATCATCAACAGTCGTAGAGATAGACAAATCCGTGTTTGAGTGAATCAAGAACTTCGGGTCGTGGTCGAAGTTCGCGGTTTGATATGCAACTTTCGCATAGAGCTCATCGAATTGGTATCGGCCTAATTTGCGACCGTCGACTTTAGCTGCATACTTTCCGAACGAATCGCGGGCTAGCCCGCCGTCAAGCAACGCAGCGATTAACCCGACCTCGCCGAGTCTGAACTGCAATACTTGGTGGAAGAGGTTGTCCCGAAAAAAGTAGTCGCTCGTCGCAGACTCCGAATGGAGGTTTAAAACTAAAACGGAGAAAGGTTCACTGGGCTTAAATTCAAAGGGCTGAATAATTGACTGCAAGAAAAAGTGCAGCGTTGAGAACGCTGCCACAAGTTGTGTTGGCACAATCTTGCCAGCGTCACGATCTCGCTGATCTTTGTAGAGCGTCATCTCTTTACGAAGCACCCCAAAAAAGATTTTTGCCATCCATTGAAACAGCGTGAGAGGCGGAAGTGACCTTGTTGCCTCGAATCCCGACGTAATAGCTTTTGAGACTGGCGTCTCAATACTGCTCAAAAACTCATTGTTGCAGGTGCTGCAGCATGGAATAGTGAGCTGTCTGTATGGGATCAACGTCTGATTCAAAAGCTGCAACTTCTGATTCCAAAGGTCGTAACGATGCTGCAACCATTTAGGAAATACATGCTCCAGCGTCAGTGATTCAGTGTGACCGCACAGAAAGCATGCTTCGTCATCAAGGTTCATCCGTTCAAAAACGTTGTTTGTCGGGACTCCGTCCATTGCTTGACCTGTCGACTTAGCCAATACGTGAATGCGATGGGATCGTGATGATCGCTGGTGGTAGTTTTATTCAAAATTGGGAGGCGAGGCACCACCCAATTGAAAACGTCACCGATTTGTGCGAGCCGAACAACCCGCGACGACCTACGGCGAGTTCAAACACGAGATTCTCAACGAGATTGCCCGCTGCCTGAACATGCCGTTCAACGTCGCGGCGGGAAACAGCTCGGGATACAACTACGCCTCGGGCCGTCTGGATCATCAGACGTACTTCAAGTCGATCCGCGTCGAGCAGGCCCAACTGGAATCAGTTGTGCTCGATCGCGTTCTGGCCGCTTGGTTCGACGAAGCGGTGCTGATTCCGGGACTCTTGCCCGCGGACGCCGGGCCGATCGCTCAATGGCCCCATCAATGGTTTTGGGATGGCCACGAGCATGTGGACCCCGCCAAGGAAGCGACCGCCCAAGCGACCCGTCTGGCCAATCTCACAACCACCCTTGCCCACGAATACGCCCGGCAGGGGCGCGATTGGGAAGAAGCGTTGCGGCAGCGGGCTAAGGAATTCTCACTGATGCAGGAACTCGGGCTGACACCTGCGGCAGTTCCACCGACCAACGACGACATCGAGGAGGACGAAGATGGCGAAGAAGCAAACGAAGACGCGCCCGCCCGTGCAGCCTGAAAAGCAGAACGTGCCCAGCACACTGCAACTCACCGCGACAGCGATGATCGACATCGCGTCAGCCGGCGATGAAGGCTCGGCGCCCGCGTTGCCCCGATTCCGAATGGTCGCCTACACCGGCGCACCGATGCGGATCGCGGGCTGGCGTTTTCCGGTCATCATCGACCTCGCGGGGCTGGGGATTCCCTCGCAGTCGCGGCCGATTCGCTTCAGTCATGACCCGACGTCCGGCGTCGGTCACACGGACAACATCCGCGTCGACGGCGGGCAACTCGTGGCGACGGGCGTCGTGTCTCGCGACACAGCCGCCGCCCGCGAAGTGGTCGCCTCGTCGAAGAACGGATTCCCCTGGCAGGCATCCGTGGGCGCGAGCGTCGATGAGTTCGAGTTCGTCAAGGAACGTCAAACAGTAATCGTCAACGGACAGGAGCATGCCGGTCCGCTCAACGTCGTGCGCAAGTCTACGCTCAGTGAGATCAGTTTCGTCGATCTCGGCGCGGATGGGCAAACCAGCGCAACGGTCGCAGCCGCTGCCAACCAGACCGACAAGCAAGAGGAGAATTCTGACATGGACCCCGAAAACACCACTGCTGCAACGGATACCGACGCGAACGAGCGCGATTCGCATCAAGCGGGCCAACCGGCACAGGCCCCTGCCGTGACGGCCGGCTCCGCCGTCGATGAAATTCGTTCGCAGGCCGCTGCCGAAGTCAGCCGCATCTCGTCGATCCGCCAACTGTGCGCTGGCCGATTCCCGGAGATTGAGGCCAAGGCGATCGGCGAAGGCTGGGACGTGACGCGCTGTGAATTGGAAGTGTTGCGGGCCAACCGGCCCCGCACGCCGGCGATTCACATGCACGACAAGACGATCAATGCCCGCGTGCTCGAGGCGGCGTGCCTGCTCACGGGGCATGTGGAGCAAATCGACGCCATGTTTGATGGGCAAACGCTCGACGCGGCGACGGAGAGGTTCCGAGGCGGCATCGGGCTGCAGGAACTCCTGCTCGAAGCGGCGTGGGCCAATGGCTACACGGGCCGCAACTTCCGCGACAGCCGGGCCGTGTTGCGTTATGCCTTCAACCCGACTTTGGAAGCCGGATTCTCGACCGTCGACATCGGCGGAATCCTGTCAAACGTCGCCAACAAATTCCTGCTCGATGGCTTCTTCAGCGTCGAACGGACCTGGCGGAACGTGACGGCGGTGCGCAACGTGAGCGACTTCAAGACCGTGACCAGTTACCGATTGGTCGGCAAGGATCAATACGAGCAGGTCGCACCTGGCGGCGAGCTCAAGCACGGGACGCTCGGCGAAGAGAAGTACGAGAACAAGGCCGACACCTACGGCCTGATGCTCTCGATCGATCGCCGCGACATCATCAACGACGACCTCAACGCGATCACCACCGTGCCGCGCAAGCTCGGTCGCGGAAGCGGTCTGAAGATCAACGACGTCTTCTGGTCGACGTTCCTCGCCAACAGCGCCTTCTTCACGGCGGGCAACAACAACTACATCACCGGTGCCAGCACGGCGCTGTCGATCGACGGCCTGACCGAAGGCGAAGTAACCTTCATGGATCAGGTAGATGGCGATGGCAAACCGATTGGCATCATGCCGGCGATTCTGCTCGTGCCGACGTCGCTGTCCGCCATCGGATCGCAGCTCTTCAAGTCGATGGAGCTGCGAGACACGACGACCACCACGAAGTACCCGGTGTCCAACCCGCACCAGGGAAAATTCCGCGTCGAGGTCAGTCGCTACCTGTCCAACGCCCAGTACACGGGCAATTCGTCGAAGGCCTGGTACCTGCTTGCCGAGTCGACTGACCTGCCCGTCATCGAGGTCGCGTTCCTCAACGGCCAGGAGTCGCCGACGATCGAAACGGCCGAGGCGGACTTCAACAAGCTCGGTGTGCAGATGCGCGGCTACCACGACTTCGGTGTAGCCCTGCAAGATCCGCGCGGTGGTGTGAAAGCCAAGGGCGAAGCGTAAGCCTGACACGATAACCAAAACCTTGAAATTCAATCGGAGGCCGATATGGCTCAAGCAACTTTTGTTCACGACGGCGCGGCCATCGACCACACGCCTGGGGCGGACGTCGCTCCGGGCGACGTGGTGGTGCAAAGCGACCTGGTTGGCATCGCCAAACGAGAGATCAAGGCCAACACGCTCGGCGCACTGGCCGTGGAAGGCGTCTTCGACGTGGCCAAAGAGGCCGGCGGAGGCGTGACGTTCTCGACAGGCGACTTGGCGTACTGGGATGACGCCAATGACGTGGCCGTTACGACCGATGGCGGCGGTGCGAACAAGCTGCTCGGCAAAGCGGTCGCAGACGCAGCCGATGCCGATGCCAGCGTTCGCGTGAAACTGACACCGTAGTTCGGAGCGACCCGTGGCTGACATCCTCGAAACCGGATCGAACTGGCTGCAAGGCCAGCGAAAGAAGCATGCGACTCGCGAGGTCACATATCGGCGAGGCGTCGATTCGGTGCCGGTGCAAGCCACGGTCGGTCGCACGGTCTTCGAACAGGACGATGGCACCGGCGTCATCGTCCGCACCGAGGTTCGCGATTACCTGATCGACACGGCTGATCTCGTGCTCGCCGGGCAGCCGGCGTTGCCCGAACGAGGCGACCGCGTGGAAGAGATCGACGCCGGCAAGAAGTTCACCTACGAGGTCATGCCGCTGGGGACCGAGCCGCATTGGCGCTACAGCGATCCATATCGCACGACGCTGCGGGTCCATACGAAACACATCGCCACGGAGGATGTTTGATGGCCGTGATTACGGACGTTGCCGACGCGCTGGTTGCCGAACTGAACGCGGCTTCGTTGAGCCTGCCGCTCACCGCAGCGCGGCACTACGTTCCGTCGTTCGAACTGCAGGACATGAAAGACCTGCATGTGAGCGTCGTGCCCAAAGGTGTCGTGATCACCAAGAGCGACCGCAGCCGCAACACCAACGACTTTCAGATCGACGTGGCGGTGCAGAAGAAATTCGAGACGGGCGATGCGGCCGAGATCGATCCGCTGGTGACGCTGGTGGAAGAGATCGCCGACTTCTTTCGCTTGCGGAGGCTGACGGCGTATCCGAACGCCCATTGGATCAATACAGAGCACGCACCCATTTACGCCCAGGAACACTGGGACGAACTGCGGCAATTCACCAGCGTCCTGACGCTGACGTTTCGAGTCGTGAGGTAATGAATGATCGCCATGCAGGCGCGGACGCGCGACAACACGAAAAGGGTGCTGACCAAAGCCAAGAAGGGCAGCATCAAGAGCCTCGGCCACGCCGGCGCGACGATTCGCTTGACGGCCAAGCGAAGCATCCGACGCCGCAAGAAGGCGAGCGCCGAGGGGAAGCCGCCCAGCACCCGCAAAGGACAGCTTCGCGGCGCGATCATGTACGCGGTCGAGAAGCAGAACGATCTGGTCGCGATCGGTCCGGAGCACACGAAGGTCGGAAAGTCGGCTTCCGCACACGAGCACGGCGGCCGGTACAAGCGGCAGCGTTATCCGAAGCGGCCGTTCATGGGTCCGGCATTGGAAACAACGAAGGAGCGACTGCCGCGCAAGTGGGCAGGCTCCGTTAAAGCGCACTGAATAGGAGACGAACGTCATGGCCACACGATTGGGCATGGACGCAAAGCTGTATCGCAACACGGGCGACTACGCGACGCCAGTCTGGGTCGAGGTAAGCAACGTCAAAGACGTCACGTTGAACCTGGAGAAAGGCGAGGCCGACGTGACGACCCGCGCCAACGCTGGCTGGCGAGCCACGGTTGGCACGCTCAAGGACGCCTCGATTGAGTTCCAGATGGTCTGGGACACGGTCGATGCGGGCTTCGACGCGATCCGCCAGGCGTTCTTCAACAACGCGCCGCTGGAATTCGCCGTGATGGACGGCGACATCACCGATCCCGACTCCGAGGGCCTGCGGGCGACGTTCGACATCTTCAACTTCACTCGTAACGAAGCGCTCGAGGAGGCGATCATGGTGGACGTGTCGATCAAACCGACCTACGCCGACAACGCGCCCGAATGGATCACTGGCGGACCGTAAGCGAACGAAGGGAACAGATGAAAACATTTACCGACAACGCGGGCCGCACCTGGACGGTCGCCATCAACGTCGAGTGCATCAAACGGGTCAAGACGCTCCTCTCGGTGAATCTACTGGACGCCATCGAGGGAAAGCTGATCGAGAAGCTTGTCTCCGACCCAATCCTGTTGTGCGACGTGATCTTTGCGATCTGCAAGCCCGAAGCGGATACGAAAGAAATCAGCGACGAAGAGTTCGGCCGCGCGATGGCCGGCGACGCGATCGACAACGCGACGACCGCCTTGCTGGAGGAACTTGTCGATTTTTTCCCGAGCGGCAAGCGCCAGGTGCTGGCGAAGGCGCTGGCCAAACTGAAAACATTCCAGTCGAAGGCGGTCGAGACGGCCAGCAAGCGGCTGGACGATCCGAGACTGGATCAGCAACTGGAAGCGCTGCTGAGCGAAGGCGAGTTACCGGAGACGTCGCCTGGAAGCTGATCTGGCAACTGGCCGGCATCGTGGGCGTCGATCCGAATCCGCTGACCCTCCGCGAGTTGATCTGGATGGTCGGCGCGCGGCGGCAGGACCAGTGGTCGCACACAGCGGCGGTCTTGGCGCTGACGGCGAACGTCCACCGCAACCCAAAAAAGCGGTCGAAGCCGTACTCGCCCGCCGAGTTCCATCCACTGGTTGAACGAAAACCGGTCACGATTTCCAAGACCGGGATTCGCGTCCTGAAACGTGTGTTTGTTGACAATAGGTGAATCACGTAACCCATGCCCTCGGCTCAAGCAATCCGCGCTGGCGCGGCCTACGTCGAACTCTACACGAAGGACAGCCGTCTCGTTCGCGGCCTGGCCCGCGCATCGAAGCGATTGCAGGCCTTCGGTGCGGGCGTCCGCGCGATGGGTCTCAAAGTCGCGGCTGCCGGAGCCGCGATGCTCGCGCCGCTATTGGGAGCGGCGAAACTCTTCGCTTCCACGGGCGACCAGCTCGACAAGATGCGGGCGCGGACGGGCTTTTCGGCCGAGGCGCTCAGCGAACTTGGATTTGCAGCAGAACAGGGCGGCGCGTCCATCGACCAGCTCGACCGCTCGCTCGCTGCGATGGCTCGCTTCTCGGTGATGGTCGAGCGCGGACTGAAGACGTCCACGGATCTGCTCGACATGCTCGGCGTCTCCGCTGAGCAATTCAAACAGGCCAGCCCCGAAGAGCGCTTCAAGCTGCTGGCCGAGGCGATTTCCAAGATCGAAGACCCCACGCTCCGCGCGGGCGTCGCTCTGAACGTGTTCGGCCGCAGTGGCCGTGAGCTACTGCCGATGCTGGAAGGCGGTCGGGCTTCCATCGAGGCGCTGCAAAAAGAGGCCCGCCGGCTCGGCATCACGATGACGGACGAGGACGCTACCTCCGCAGCCGAGCTGACCGACGCGCTCAACCGCCTGAAGCGCCAGCTAATGGCAATCGTTGTGCAGATCGGCGCAGCACTCGCCCCGGTGCTGACGGAAATGCAGAAGCGAATCGCACCCCTCATCACGTCGGTCATCAAATGGATCAAAGAGAACAAGACGCTGGTCGTCACGGTCTTCAAGATCGCCGCTGCTGTGGTTGCCGCCGGCGTCGCCCTCATTATTCTTGGCACGCTGGTCTCCAGCGCCGGCGCGGTGATCGGCGGACTGGTCGCCGTCATTGGCGCTGTCGGAACGGCGATTGCCATCCTGGGAAAGATCATCGCGCTGCTGCTCACGCCGATTGGCCTGGTCATTCTCGCTGTCGTGGCGCTGGCCGGGTACTTGCTTTACGCAACCGGGATCGGCGGCAAGGCGCTCGCTTGGCTCGGCGAACGGTTTCAAGTGCTCAAGGACGACGCCCTCGCCGCGTGGCAGGGAATCGGCGATGCGCTCGCGGCCGGCGATCTGGCCCTGGCGGCGAAGATTCTCTGGTTGACGCTGAAGATGGAATGGAAGCGCGGCATCCACTTCCTCAACGGCCTGTGGATCAAGTTTAAGGAGTTCTTCCTCTCCATCGCCACGAATGCCGTGTTCGGCGCGGCAAAGATCTTTAACGACGGTTGGGCTGCCGTCGAAGTCGCTTGGACCGAGACGGTCGGATTTCTCGCCGACGCCTGGTCAGTCTTTACCAACCTGCTCACCAAGACCTGGCATTCAACCGTCGGCTTCATCAAGAAGGCGTGGGTTCGGCTCAAGTCGCTGTTCGATTCGGACGTCGATGTCAACGCCGAGGTCAATCGCATCAATCGCGAAACCAGCCAGGCCAACGAAGCAGCCGACGACAAGATGCTCGAGGCAGTCGGACAACGGGACCGCGAGCGGCGTGCCCGTCGCGAACAGATCGAACGCGACCGGGCCGGCGTCGAGAGCACGCTCACCGACATGCAGCGCGAGGAACATGCCCGCAGGCAACGGCAGTTCGCCGAAGACCTGGGGGAAACGGAAGGCGAACTGTCGGACGCTCGCCGCGAGTGGCAGGAGGCCATCGCCGAGGCGGCGAAGAAACGGGCCGAAGCGGAATCCGGCGAGCCGGAGCGGATGAAGGAACTTCAAGACAGCATGTCGTTCAGCGCCGGCGCGCTCGGCGAAGAGCAGCGGAAGGTGGAAGTCAAAGGCACCTTCAACGCGCTGGCCGCCCGCGGACTTGGGGCGGACAACCTGGCCGAACGGACCGCGCGGGCCGCCGAACAGATCATGGTCAACACCAAGGACCTGGTAGATCAGGCCAAGCAAGGAAAACTCGTCTTCGCACAGTAGATCGTTATGCCCATCACCATCGACGAAAAATTCGACAGCCGCGAGGCAACCGAGAGCGAAAGCCCGAACACGGAGCTTTTGTATGTCGTCCAAGGCACCGATGACGACCTACTGGTCAAGTCGCTCGTCGCCGCCACCGCGCCGGCGCTCTACGACGGACTCAAACGCGAAAGCTTCACCATCAAAACGGTAGGGGCTGGCGTTTGGGAGTGTTCGGTCCAGTACGTCAAGATCGAAAGCGATTCGCAGTTCACATTCGACACGGGTGGCGGCACACAGCACATCAGCCAGGCCATCGAGACGATCAATCGCTATCCCGCGCCTGGTGAGATCGCGCCGGACTTCCAAAGCGCGATCGGCGTTAACCAGGATCAGATCGAAGGGACCGACATTACGGTCCCGGTCTACAACTTCACCGAGACGCACTACATCGACGACGCGCTGGTGACCGGCGCGTACAAGGCGACGCTGTTCTTTCTGACCGGACGTGTCAACGACGCCGCGTTCAAAGGCTTCGCCAAGGGCGAGGTTTTGTTTCTCGGCGCATCGGGCGCGAAGCGCGGCTTCGAGGATTGGGAGATCACGTTTCGGTTCGCCGCCAGCCCGAACGTGGCCGGTCTGCAGTTGGGCAACATCGCCGGCATCGATAAGGAGGGCTGGCATTATCTCTGGGTCAGGTTCGCCGACGAAGAGGACAACGCGGCCAAAGTGCTGATCAAGAAACCGATCGCCGCCTATGTCGAGCGGGTCTACGAGTACGGGAGTTTTGCTGGCCTCGGAATCGGGACGTAACGAATGGCCGATCGCTTCAAAAAGACGCAGGCCGGCCAGCCGCTCGATCTCTCGGCGGAAGTCTGGAACTCGTTTCTCGACACGGTTCGCGAGCAGAAAGGCAAGAAGCACGACCAGCTTGCCGAGGCGCTGGACCAGATTCGTCAGGGCGACATCATCAAGGTCCGCAATAACAGCGGCGCGGATCGCCTGCGGTTTCATGTGCTGGGAATCGACTCTCCCATCATCTCGCCCAGCGACCATCTGCGCGAGTTCAAGAATCAGGTCGCCCTCGAAGGCGTCAAACCGAAGCATCCGCTTCACTTCACGCGATTCGCGATTCTGTTGGACCCATTGCGCGATGGCAAGATCGGCAGGGCGTGGGTATCCGGCGTCTGCCCGGCTTACATCGAGGTCGAGGATCCCTGCCACGAATTCGCCGACGTGAAGCATTGCGATCCCACGGCGCTGATCAGCCGGCCGGTCGGTTCGGCGAAGATTCTCTGGCGTGAGGGCGGCACTGGCGGGCAATGGGCCGTCGTGCGGTTGTCGAACTACCCCGAAGACATGCGGCGTTTCAAGCTGATTACACCGCTGTCCCGGTGTGGTTCCGCCTCGGCCGTCCGGGTCATCTACGATGGCTCCAAAACTAATCCGCCTTGTCCGACGCCAATGCCGGACGACTTGAAATGGTGCGAGGTTGACTGCCCATTCACGATCTACGATTCCATCGGCGTGGTGTGCCCGGATGTTTGCCAACCGCAGTCGTCGGGAGAATGCTGCGATCCGGCCGACAGCGTTCCAGCCGGCACATTCGGCTGGGCCAAGTGGATGGCGGACAGCCGCAAGTGGGAAGTCGTTCAGCTTGGCGAAGGCTGCTGCGATTCGTCGAGTTCGTCCAGCTCGTCCTCATCGTCCAGTTCATCCAGTTCATCCAGCAGTTCGTCATCCTCCAGTTCCAGTTCGTCAAGCTCGTCATCTTCGAGCTCGTCTTCCAGCAGTTCCAGCGAGAGCAGTTCGTCGGGTTCGTCGAGCGAGCCGTCGTGCCCGCCCGGCCACGGCCTGACCACGACCGTCGAAACGCTCATTCCATGCCCGACGCGGGACGGCGACACCGTCCGATTCCCTACGCAAAAGCTGACGTTCTTGTGTGGTCAGTTGGTTTCGATTGAGGATGGCGACGATTGCCAAGTGCCGATCTGTTGCGAGTCGAGTTCCTCGTCGTCGGATTCCAGTCCCAGCACGCCGTCGAACCCCAGTACGCCGTCGAGTCCCAGCACTTCGAACCCCGACCCCTGCGCCGAGTTCGACGTGCAGGACGCCGGCGACTGCTGGGAGATCACGATCTGCGGCAAGAAGATCTGCGTGCCGAAATGCGAGTGCCCGTCCAGTTCCTCCAGTTCATCAAGTAGCAATCCGAGTTCCTCCAGTTCGTCAATCAGTTCAAGTTCCTCGAGCAGCAGTAGCGATTCGTCGTCGAGTTCGTCGAGCAGCAGCGGTTCGAGCTCCTCGTCCAGTGAGCCTTCATCGAGCGGCTCGTCGAGTTCATCTTCCTCCTCATCGTCGAGCAGCGAATCGTCGTCGAGTAGCAGCAGTTCAAGTTCGTCGTCCAGCGAACCGTCTTCGAGTAGTTCCAGCAGCAGTAGCCCGTCGTCGAGCAGCAGTTCATCCAGTTCGTCGTCGAGTTCAGGCTCGCTGTCCAGCAGCGACAGCTTGCCCTCGTCCAGTGTCGAACCGCCCAGCAGTGAGCCAACGCCTAGTTCTTCCGCTCCCGGTTCTTCATCGTCGAGTTCGTCATCGTCGGCCGACAGCAGTTCATCGAGCGGGTCGAGCAGCGACGCCGCGGCGTCGAGCAGTTCGTCGATGCCATCGTCGTCCGAGAGCGGACTGACAAGTAGCAGCGCGCCAACCCCCAGCGGCAGCAGTTCAACGGCGACTCCCTCGGGCAGCGAAACGCCTACGCCCAGCACGTCTACCACGCCGGCACCCGATCCGTCGTCATCAAGTTCGAGCGATCCGTCGAGCAGCACGACCGCCCCCACGGCATCGTCGAGCACGCCAAGCACGAGCGAATCGCCGCCGCCGGAAAACCCGAGTTCCTCTGAATCCCTCTCGTAAAGGAGAAACCAACGATGCAAATATTCCTGATGGGCTATCCGGGCGACCTCGGCGGCGCATGCACCGAGGCGTGGCACACGGTCAAACTGTGGCGACGGTTCGACGCCGACGTTCACCTGATCCCGACGTGGGGAACCGATGTCAAGTGGCGATCCCGCGTCGATGCGTTGGGCTGTGCGACGCACGCCGCGACGCCGGAAACGCTCGATCAAGTGCCCGGCCTGGCCGGCGCGACGGTCGTCAGCTTTTGCAACGCGGCGTTCCTGGCCAACGCCAAGCGGCTGCGGGAACTCGGCTGCCGGCTGGTGTGGGTCAACTGCATGACTTGGCTGTTCGATGCTGAGCGGAAGTTCTACCGCGAATCCGGCCCGTTCGACGCCTTCGTGTTCCAGTCCGAGTTTCAGCGTTCGATGCTCGAACCGGAATTGATGAAGCTCGGTTACAACCCGGAACTTTGCCATCTGATCCGCGGCGCGTTCGACTTCGAGGAATGGGAATTCAATCCGCGACCGCACGGCGATGGCGAAGAGTTCGTCGTGGGTCGCGCCGCGCGACCCGACCTCGACAAATGGTCGAGCAACACCTGGCCCATCTACAACCGCATCCAGTACCGCAACAAGCGGGCGCTGATGTTGGGCATGGATGATCGCACTCACCAGAAGCTCGGCACGCCGCCAACGTGGGCGGATTGCCTCAAACCGATGGCGCTGCCGGCGCATGACTACTTCCGCCAACTTCACTGCACGGTGCCGGTCAACGGCGGCGCTCGCGAGAACTGGCCCCGCGTCGGTCTGGAGGCAATGGCTGCCGGCGTGGCCATCGTCGCCCAGAACGATTGGGGCTGGCGGGAAATGATCGAGCACGGCGTAACCGGCTTTCACGGCAGTTGCGACGAGGAACTGGCCCACTATACCGCAATGCTCGCTTACGACGAGGCGTTTCGAACACGAATCATCAACGCTGCCCGCGAGCGTTTGGTCAACGAATTGGCCAGTCCCGACGTGCTCTGGGCCGGTTGGAAACGTCTCTTTGAATCCGTTGCTGGCGAAAGGAGGGCCGCCGCATGAATAAGGTGACCGGCGTAATCTTGAACTGGAAACGACCGACGAACGTGGCCCGCATACTGGGCGCGTGGCAAGCGAGTGGCATCGTCACCGAGGCCATCGTCTGGAATAACAACCTGGCCGCGACGTTTCGGCACCAGTGGGCCAGCGTGATCAACGCGGCCCAGGACATGGGTCTTTATACGCGCTTCGCCGCCGCGTGCCTGGCCAACAACGACTGCGTGTTGATCCAAGACGATGACCTTGAATTGCCAACCGAATCGTTGCGCACGTTCGTTGACGCCTGGCAAGGCGATCCCGACATCATTCACGGCGTCTTCGGCCGTGCGCCCAAGCCCGATGGATCGTATGCCCGCAACATCGGCGGCGACACCGAATCGCCCATCGTGCTGACCCGCGTGCTGGTCGCCCATCGCCGCAACGCTGCGCGGTTCTTTCAAATCGCCCCGACCTTCGACGCCGTGCAACGGGAGGGAAAACCGGCAGGCAACGGCGAGGACATCATCTTCAGCTACGTCGCCATGAACGAATCGGGACGGCTCAATCGGGTCCACCGCCTCGCGGTGAGCGAGCTGCCCGCGCCGCACTCGATTCACGGCCGCAACTGGAAGGGCCACGTCACGCATCGCACCCGTTTGCTTCGCCGTTGCGAAGCCTGGTTGAAAGGAGAGCGGGATGAAGCTGGCCGCGATTTGCTGCACGTATAAGCGCCCTAACGAACTGGCGACCGCCATTGAGTGTTTCCTGCGCCAGGACTATCCGGCGGAACTGCGCGAGCTGATCGTGCTGGACGATGCCGGCCAGTACGACGACCAGGAAGGTGACGGTTGGCGGATCGTTTCCCTACCATTCCGCTTCCGCACATTGGGCGAGAAACGTAATGCCAGCGCGGGCCTCGTCTCGGCGGACGTGGACGCCTACTGCGTCTGGGACGATGACGACATCTATCTCCCCTGGCACATGACGAGCGCTGCCGCTGCGTTGGCAGAGGCCGAATACACGATCCCCACCGTCATTTACAACGACAAGCGGAATCGCGTTCAGCGCAAGTCGAACCAGTACCTGTTTCACGGCGCGTGGGCCTTTCGCCGCGAAGCGTTCGAGCGGGTCAGCGGCTATCCGTTCATCCAGAGCGGGCAGGACCAAGGGCTACTGCGACGATTCAAGGATGCGAAGCTGCGACGCGCCGACCCGATCCAGCACGATCCACGGCCGAGTTATGTCTACCGCTGGTTCACCGCGCACTCCACGCACATCTCGGCGATGGGCGCGAACGGATACGAGCGGCTCGGGCGAGCGCCGGCCCAGCGGATCGCGAAAGTCGAACCGCGCTGGGATGTCGATTGGTTGGAATTAGCGAACGCGGAACTCAAGGAGGCAACATGATCTTCGGCATTGGATTGGGACGCACCGGGACGCGCAGCTTGACCGAAGCGCTGCGGCTGATGGGACTCAATGCGGTCCACTGGGACGACCGTGGTGGCCACGTTCTGGATTATTGGTACGAATCCGATCTGGCTTTGCCGGTGGATCTCGACGCCTTTATCGAAGGCCCCTTCGTGCGTTGGTGGCGCGCGGCGGATCGCCTGTATCCCCGCAGCCGCTTCATTCTGACCACGCGCGACAAAACGGCGTGGCTCGATTCGGTCGAGCGCTGGATGGGGCGAAGGAACCCGCCCGTCGGCGACGAGTGGTTCAACCGACGGCTGTTTTACTGGGGCACGACTCGATTCCATCGCGACCTCTTCTCAGCGGCGTGGGATGAGCACCACGAATCCGTGGCGCGGTACTTCGACGGCCGCGACGACTTGTTGGTGATCGATGTGGCCGCCACGCCGGCCGACCAGCTGTGGCAGTCGCTCAGCCAGTTCGTTGGTCGCCCAATTCCCGATGCGCCGTTCCCGCATTTGAACCGGAGCACGACATGACTCGACCGAACCGATTCCTGTTTGATGAAGCCATCGCCGCGTTTCGCGAGCGGCACGGCCGCGTGGTCCTCGAAGTGGGCGGCATCCGCAACCGTGGCTGGCGAGACACCGATGGCCACAGCACGTTGCGCTGGCCTGTCGAAGCAACGGTCTGGTCAGTCGACGCCGATCCGGCCGCTGTGAAGCTCACCCGCGAACTGACGGCCGATCGCCCCGATGTGTTCTGCGTGCTGGCCGACGCCCTCGCCTTCCTGCGGGCGTTCCCAATCCGCATCGATCTCCTGTATCTCGACGGCCCACACCCCGACCGCGAAGACGGCCGCCGCTGGCACTTCGATGCGTACCAGGCCGCACCGATGAACCATTGCGGCGTCGTCCTGATCGACGACACCGACCTGCCTCGCCTCGGCAAAGCCGAGTTCGTCGTGCCGGCAGCGTTGGAAGACGGATTCCAGGTCATCGCCAGCGACCGGCAAACGCTCCTTGTGAGGTGA